AAACAACCATATACCGCTTGACAAATGGTTGGAATACCTGTAGAATGGTCAACAGTAGTAAATTTATATTATGTTTAATTGAAAAGGAAATAAACCATGGCATTAACAGTTCGCAAAGGCAAAGTAAACCGTCACGAAAAGATTACACAAGTTTTGTTATCTGGCAAACCTGTGAGTCCTGACGAAATTGCAGCAGTATTCAAAGGCACCGACCAAGAAGCAGTCTTGTATCGCCTATCAACTAACATTTATAATATCCGCAAAGATGGCGGTATTGTGAAAGTTCTCAAAACTGGCCGTAAAGTAACCGGTTACCAATTGGTTAACTTTGAGCAATTCGATAAGAATGGCCGTTACATTCAACCTGCCGCTAAGAAAGCAACACCTGCTCCCGTAGCAACACCTACACCTGCTGTTGAATTAGAAGCAGAAACAGTTTAATTTTTTCATATGTTGTTTCTTTCTAGCCAAGGCTTCGGCCTTGGCATTTTTTTATATATAACCGTATGAATAAAATATCTGCCAAAAATGATGCATATTATACTTTGCTCGTTATTGTTTGTGCACTTGGTTTAACTTATGCTCTTTTTTTATTATGAAAATAAATCCAATTCGGCCTTATTTTGATAATTATTCTTGGTGGGAATCTCCACATCTGCCGAATAATAAAAACCTATATCAAACAACGCCTTCTGATGGCGCCCTCCAGTTTGGATCCCGCAACACCATCGCAGTCCGTGACTATGGCGTATTAACACCAGTAGTCCAACCTGCATGCGTCCTCCACATTTCCACAGAAGCAAAACTGTTGTATAAAAACAACGTTGTAAATTAACAACAAACGCATATTTTTCTTGACGGACTCCGTGGAGCCTGTATAATGGATTTTATTGAGTGAGGAGAATTTATGATTAGTTTTGTTAATGGCATGTATACCGCAGTAATCAACGGAAAGACCGTTAAACGCAAGAACCTTAAGCACTTAGAGTATGTTTTGCGTAAGAGTTTACAAGTAGAGTCCGTTGCGGCTCCTGATGTTCAAGAATCTAAATTTACAATCAATCAACGCTTCGGCTTTTTATCTGATATGATTGTAATGCTCGCTAAAGGCGACCAAGCGTCCGTTGTAGTTACAGGACCTGGCGGTCTTGGCAAATCTCATACAGTTACCACTTCATTGAAAAAAGCTGGCCTCAAAGATTTATCCGTGCTTGATGAGTATGAAGTCGGTGCACCTGTACCAAAAAACGCTTTTATCGTTATCAAAGGTTATTCAACACCTAAGGGGCTTTATAGAACGCTTTTCGAGAATCGTCATAGCGTTATCGTGTTTGATGACTGTGATAGCGTATTGAAAGATGCAGTATCATTAAATCTACTCAAAGGTGCATTAGATAGTTATAGCAAGCGTATCATTTCATGGCGTGCTGACATCAAAGATGAAGATTTACCTACATCATTTGAATTCAAAGGTCGTGTAGTGTTCATTTCTAATATGTCATCTAATCAGCTTGACCAAGCCATCATCTCTCGCTCTATGTCGGTTGATGTAACTATGACCAAAGAGCAGAAGGTTGAGCGTATGCGTCATCTAGTCAGCGAGAAATCATTTATGCCTGACTTTGATTTGGTGTGTAAGAATGATGCGTTAAACTTAATTGCTAGTTTGGTTGATTCTGTCAAAGAGTTATCATTACGCACATTGATTCAAGTTACCAAGATTCGTAAATCTAATCCTAACGGTAACTGGAAAGATTTAGCAACTTACGCTATATGTGGGTGATTTTTTTGGTTGACCAAAATTTTTCTTTTCTAGTTGCGGACATTGCTTTAGATGCTTTTTCTTTAGCAATATCCGACATAGGAATTCCTTTATTGTGTGCCGGTTTACCTTTATGAGATTTACTCATTTTGATTTTTGTTTCTTCAGAATGTTTTTGTAATCCTGTTTTACCTTTATTCCATGGTATTCGACCTTTAGGTGCTCCAACATTAGAATCTCCTTGAAAACCGTCACCACCTTTGGTCATATTATAACCATTGTTAAGTGTATCATATTGTTCTATAAAATATGATTCCATTGTTTTAAATGTATGGTCATAATCTTTTGATTGATATATGATTTCCCAATCAAAATTATCCCATCCATATTTTTGAATTGCATTATAAAATTTGGAATTACGATTTTGTTTTTTGTATGATGATTTGTGGCCTCTTTTTCTAGCTGGCCAGTTTTTATCAAAACCAATATATGAACACCCATTGATTTTGTTGGTTGATTTGTATATTGTATATATTTGCATATTAGTATTTATAATAATATGCCATTTGAGGTTAATTGTTGCTTAAAAACAACACAACCACAAAAATCACTTGACTGGTTCCATGGTTGTGTTAAAATGGTTGTATTATGTGGAGAATTGTATGAGTATAAGTGCTTACCTTGAAGTTACCGATTGGTCAGATAGCGAATATCATGTACCAAATCACACCTATTTGTTTGATGGTAAATCAAATATCTTGGCATATGCTATTGAAGATAATGATGAGGTAATCGTATTCAAAACACCAATGAAGGTCAGCACCACTCGCCGTAAATTTGTCAAAGTTAAACACAAAGCATTAGACAAATTAGCAAAAACTTTACAATCAGAAGAAAAAACTTTACAATCAACCAATCCACAATGGCAGGTTAAGAGTGATTCAGGTAAGGTTTATACAGTAGAATTGATTGGTAGTAAGTATAGTTGTAATTGTGTAGGCTACGGATATAGAAATTCTTGCCGTCATTCAAAAGAAATAGCAGAAATGAATAAATAGGTGTATGTCGCCGGATGGGGGTCCGCACATACTCTAACATAGAAAGGTTATGCCAGCATGAATATTTATTCTATCTACAAAGCTACAAACAAAACGAACGGCAAAGTTTATATTGGTATGGATTCTAATTGGCCAAAAAGGTATAGTGAACATCACAACGAATTAAAAAGAAGTAAAACTAAATTTCACAATGCTATTAAAAAATATGGTAGAGATAATTTTGAATGTTGCTTAATATATCAGTCTAATGATTATGAACATATAAAAAGTATGGAATGTTTTTTTATTGAAGAATATGATACATTTAAACATGGTTATAATATGACTTTAGGTGGTGAAGGTATAAAAGGTTATATTATGCCTGAAGAACATAAAAGAAAAATTGGTGAAGCTAATAAAGGAAAACTAAAAAGTGAAGAACACAAAAAGAAACTATCTGAATTAGCAAAAAAACAAACTAATCGTGATATATCGGGAATAGGTACTTATTGGAAAGGCCGTAAAAGAAGCAAAGAAGATATTGAAAATAGAACAGATAAAATATCTTCAATTTGGATTATTACAACGCCAAATGGCGAAATAAAAGAAATAAAAAATTTGAATAAATTTTGTAGAGAAAATAATTTGTCACCATCACATATGGGAGCAATTGCATCAGGCAAAAGAAACCACCACAAAGGGTGGAAATGTATTAAAAAACATAGTGACCAAGTAAGGAATGAAAATGAGTGAAAATAAAAGAGTATATTGCAGTTGTGGAGATTCTATTGAACCAGGCTGTAATGCAGAATGTGCCACTTGTGTTTTGATTTTGAAAAGTGAAATTAAACAATTAAAGGCAACACGACTTGAATATGCTGAAGCAGTATTAGAGGCACTTGATGATTGGGGTTGTTATGCAGGTGATTACTTTCAAAAGAAGCATGGATACCATGAAGAACTTGCTAAATGGTCTGAGATAGTAAAAACTTTAAGAGAAGTGAGTGAGAAATGAATTGTCCTAAATGCGGATTGATAAATGACCCAAGAGCTATGGGAACAGTTTTACCTCTATGTTTATGTCAATGGAGAAATTACACCACACCACAATATCGTGAATTAAGTGATGCAACAATACGAGAACTGTCAGTTGCTTTTATGTTGGTATTACGCAGAACTTCTGAAGATGAACTTTTTGAAAGTGTGTATGAATACTCAAAATTACTACTAAAGAAAGCGAGGGGGCAATGAATAAATTTGTGGATATTACTAAAGCTAAAAGATGGCTAATTAATGGTACTGAATACGGATCATTTGAAAGTGCGAAAGACTATAAAGAAACAATGGTTTTGGATGAAGATATTGTGGGGCTATATCCTTTAACGGATTTTACCGAAAAAGATAGAAATAGCCTACAAAGCATATACGAAACATGGTTTATGTCAAGCGATGACATTGTTGTTTTTGCTAATTCAATACTAAGAAAGGCAAGTGAGAAATGAAGTTAACTTGTGGGCATTGTGGTGAAGAATTAAAACTAATTCATGGTGCTATTCACGAATGTGAAACATTAGAGGATAGAGAATCTGCTATCTACGCAACTGGTTATTGGAATGGTATTCAGAAAGCCAAAGAAAAGAATGAAACCTTAGACACAAGGTCTTACTTGATTGGTAGATATGATGGTTTGCGTGAACTAAGTGATGCAACAATACGAGAATTGTCAGTTGCTTTTATGTTGGTATTACGCAGAACTTCTGAAGATGAACTTTTTGAAAATGTATATGAATACTCAAAATTACTATTAAAGAAAGCGAGTGAGAAATGAGCTGGTCTGATGAGTTTTACTATGACCCACCACAATCAGATTGGGTTGAGCGTTTAAGTTTCCGTAATTGGAAATGGCAAACTAAAACAGGTGAATTCATTAGTATTAAAGATATGAACAATTCACATTTATTAAATGCAGCAAAATTATGCCGTGATAGGGAAATGTTAGACGGTATGTTAAAAGAAATGACTTATAGATTATTTGAAGAAAGGGTTAAAAATGGGAACAAGAGGCCTTACTAAAGTTTTTGATGAAAATGGCGAACAACTTATTAATTTATATCGCCAATACGATTCTTATCCAACAGGACATGGTGCTGAGTTAGCGGAATTTTTGTCATCAGGTCGCATGGTCAATGGACTAGATGGCATTGGTAAAGTAAAACAATTCAATGGTGCAGGTTGTTTAGCGGCACAATTAGTAACACACTTCAAACAAAGTGCAGGTGGTTTTTATATCTACCCTGTAACCACAGAAGATTGTGGCCAAGATTATGAATATGAAATTCATACTGCTGATGAAGAATTGCGAATTAAAATTATAGACTGTGGTTGTAATATGTTTGGTTTAACACAATCAAACACTTATAAAACTATTTTCGAAGGCAACTTAAAACAATTTGAAAAGTATTGCTCTGCTGAACGATATGATGAAGAACCTGCTCATGCCTTTGATACACAATCAGGCAAAGATTGGTTGAAATCTATATTGAATGATGGTGTTGCAACCATTACATTCACTAAGAGAGATGGTACAGAGCGTGCAATGAAATGCACCTTAGACCGTAAGATGTTACCACAGGTTGTAACTGAAGAAACCAAGAAAACTAAAACAATTTCTGATGATGTATTACCTGTTTATGATATTGAAGCACAAGGCTGGCGGTCATTCCGCTGGGATTCTATAACTAAAGTGGATATTAAACTATGATTAAATTATGGCAGTTTTTATGGCATGGTTGTTGGCATGATTGGAAGTTTATCAATAAAGGTGCTCTAACTTGGAAAGGCGAGCACGTAGGCCAATATTACCAATATCAATGTGAAAAGTGTGAACGAATAGAAGATAGGAACTATGTATGACAAATTTTCATAAATTAGAAAAAGAAGAAATGTTTGATTACTTGGATAATCTAAGAGAGTGTGGTGTGGTCAATATGTTTGGTGCTACACCATATGTGCAAGAAGCATTTGATTTAACTAAAGCAGAAGCAAAAGCAATCTTAAAAGAATGGATGGAAAATTATGGAAAACGATAGATTTGATTTTGAACAACAAATAATGGATTGTTGGAGAATTACGGATGATATCAGAGATGCATCTGAAGGCCTTCTTGAAGGGGATTTGAATACAGATGAAGCAACCAACATTCTGATTGGCCTCCGTCAATTGTATGAATTGAAATTTAATAAACTGTGGGATATGTTTGAAGGTGTAATCATGCCAATCGTGCGTGAGAACACAATGCTGAATGATGAATGTGCTGCACTACGAGGGCAATTACAATTTGCTTATGATGACCAAAGTGTACCTGTTATCACTACAAAAAAAGATAAACAACCTAAGCAATATGCCGATACTGGTACACCTATTTCGAAAGGTAAAAAATGAAAGCATTTCCATTTACATATGAACTTTCTGAAATGCAAGGCATGGATTTAAGAGATTACTTTGCTGCTGAAGCAATGGCATATTGGCTTCATTATCCAATTGAATTAAACGACATGAACAGAGTAGCAAAAAAAGCATACGAAATGGCAGACGCAATGATGAAAGCGAGAGAACAATGAAATATATTGCTAAACCTAATTTGTTTAATAACAAAGGCCTAAAAGAATTTGATAATGCTAAATCTGCTATCGTATATTTGAATGAAGCATTATCTGATAGTGGTGTAGATGAAAAGTATGATTATGTTTTTATTGCACCAAAAGTATCCGACAAAAAACTCAAACAATCGATTGAAGAATATGTCGGCATTGGTAAGTTAATATTACAGGAGTAATTATGGAACATGATGATGTACCAGAACCAAAATCAGATTTAGAAAAGTGGAAACCAGTTGTGGATGCTTTGACTGAATTAAGAGATAATCTAAAAGCAATACAAGTGGCAAACAACTTAAGGACGCTTGACAGAATAGACCAAAGTGTGGTAGAATCCAGGTGTGCCGAAGCAAATGAAGTAATAAATTATATCATGAGGAAATAAAATGAAATCTAAATTGTTGTTATCGTTATTATTTGTATCTAGCTTAGCTGCTTGTTCTTCCAATAAATCACCTGATGATTTTACCAAGAATGGCCAAGTATATAAACTAAAAGGTTATGATGGTCCTGAAGCAATGCAAAGTACCGAAGTTGTGCAAGCTTCTAAACAATGCATATATGCCAAAATGAAACCTAATGTCCATTACCTTAATGTTAAAACTGACCAAGGTCGTGTAATGGTACCTGTAAACGTAACTTGTGAGCCATATTAATCATGTTTGAATTATTATCTTCTTATGGTATTACACCACCGATATTGCAAACATTAATTGTTGCTGCAGTTGCTGTTGTTATACTTGGTATGTATTGGAAATACGTTATATTTGGTACGTGTATTCTATTTTGTGTGTATGTGTTTGCTATGCCTAATGCTAAAAGAGAAGATGTGGTCAAAGAAGAACAGGTTAAACCTGTGAAAGAAATTCTTGGTGAAATGCCTAAAGAATATTTGGAAGATTGTATGCTTTACACCGGTAAAGATGAGGCTGGTTGTAGAGATTTATGGAACGATAGAAATAATGATGAATGATGAGCAATTACTGCATTTAGTGGAAGAAATAGACAATAAACTGGTCGAATGGGGCGCATCCAATCGATTACCACCGACTTCTTTAGCAGGCGTGATACTAGGTCGTATAGTAGTAATGGCGCAACAAACCAACACACTGGACGACCTATCCGCACTGCTAAATAGCGTCCAGTATGGTATCATAGACACACCAAAAGATATTTTACATTAAGTGTTGTATGGAAACAACATTCTGGTTGACAGGATCCATGGTTGTGTTATAATGGATACTTAATGTATAAAGGATTCATAAAATGAAATTAGCACTTGCGAGTGATTGTCACCTTGAGTTTGGTGATATAAACTTAAAGAATGAAGAAAACGCTGAGGTATTGATTCTCAGCGGAGATATCTGCACAGCCAAAGTATTCAAACAAGGTGGTTATCCTAGAAAAACGGTTCTTGATTTTTTCAAACGTGTGGCATTCCAATTCCCTCACGTTGTATATGTGATGGGTAATCATGAGCATTATAATTTTGATATTGCTAAAACTGAACAAACATTGAAATGCCAATTAGGTATTTTGCCTAATATTCACTTATTGGAAAAAGAAACATGGGAACACCAAGGTATCACCTTTGTTGGTGGTACATTATGGACTGATATGAACAAAGAAGATGATTTGACAATGTACCATGTTAATCGCTCAATGAGTGATTTTACTTGTATTACCAATAGCAACCGTAAGGTTAGTAGAAAAGTACCATTGTATGCTAAAGATGCTGAAAATAATTATATTAAAGATGAAAAAGGTTATATGATTATTGAATCTTATAAATTCAAGGAAGAAATTGCTACTTGGTCTACCGAAGATGCTGTTGCTGACCATAAAAAAATGTTAGACTATATCAACATTGTAACACAAGATAAGTCAAAAACTTATGTAGCAGTAACCCATCATGCACCATCACCATTAAGTATTGCTGAATGGTATAAGAATGATACATTGATGAATGGTGGGTTTCATAGTAATCTAAATGATTTTATTATGGACAGGCCACAGATTAAATTGTGGACTCATGGTCATATGCACAATGTATCAGACTACATGATGGGTGATACCAGAGTGGTTTGTAACCCTCGTGGTTATGTGAAGTATGAACAAAGAGCAAAAGAATTTGAATTGAAATATTTGGAGGTTTGAGATGGGAATAAAATTATCATTGAGTGAATTAAAAGAATTTGAAAAGAATAGTAAGAAAATTAAACTACATTTTGGTGTTAAAGAATGATACATATCACAGAAGAAGGCGGAGTGATCCGCAATGGTTTTAACTTTTATCCGATTAGTGATAAAAGTAGCCTTGGTTTTAGATTCCGCTATGGATCAAAAATCTTTCGGCTAAGGTATAGCAAGGTGACTAAACGATTAACAGTCGGGAGTTAAAGAATGAATGAACGAATTAAACAACTTGTCAAACAATCACAACCTAAAATTGATTGGGAGGCCAGACATTATGGTGAACTCAATAATGGTGAAAAACTTGATTACCAAAATCAATGGTTCGAAAAGTTCGCCGAGTTGATTGTGAAGGAATGTTGTCAAATTGTTTTAGAATGTAGTATTCCTGGAAGCAATAATGAAAGAGATTTTGTGGTTACTGCGAGAGAAATAAAACAACATTTTGGAATTGAATAATATGAATCGATTTGAATTTATGGTAAAAGTATTGATGGGACTCCGAGCTGGCACAGAAGAATCTTGCCAATTGGTAGAATTTGAGTTGTTAAGAGGTTATAAGATTACCCCAAAGGAAAAAAATGAGTCTGACCTTAATTGAAAAATTATATGCACAATCTTTTAGAACTAGTTCTGGTATACCAACTAGTGAGATGAATACAATAACCTCAGAGGATATTATATTTGTTCCAGAAAAGTTTGCTGAGTTGATTGTGCAGGAATGTATTGACTATTGTGGAGAGAATTTATCTAAAACAGTAGGCGATGCGTTAAAGATACATTTCGGAGTTGCGGAATGAATAGTTATCATCCTGACCGTTGGGTTATTGTTGAAGTGAATAGTCCTGAACACGGCACAATTCGTAAAGTATTAGCCAGTTGGTATGGCGGATATGCAGTTTCGGATGAATGGCGTCTAAGCTCAGGTATTACTCAAATTGTTGAAAGTGATATGTATTACTTGGTTAAAAATGAATCAGGTAGTCTATATACTTGTTATAAGAATCGTAAAGGTATGAGTGCTTATGCCTCAAGTGTTTTTGAAAACTACAAAAAGAAATTAGAAGAAAGTAATATGGGCACAATAGAAATTGTGGAGATAAATGCTTGATAGTGAAGGTAAGCCTCCAAAATTTATTGAAGGTGATAGAGTGTTTGTGATTCCTAACAAAATGGAAGCAACAGTCATTCGCCAAATTCTTCACCATGATATGAATGAAACATTTTGGGGTAATTTAGAATTGATGTATGATGATGGTGTAAAAGGCACTTGTAACAGTTGGCAAGTTGAAAGGATTAAAAATGGGAATGTTTGATGACCTTTATTATGAAGGTATAAAATATCAAACCAAAGATACACCTAAACAAATTTTAGATAACTACAAGATTGAAGATGGTGTGCT